TTTACCAAATGTTTGCTTTGTAGAGGAACCGGTTTTTGTTTTAGCCATGGTGATTATTTATGAAAGTAAAGAGTAGTATTCTTTAAAGTGTTTGATGCGATCTGGTAAACCAATCGTACCTCCGTTAACACGTTTGGTAATAGCCGTTACTGTTTCATCACCTGCTCCTTTATCAGCAATAGTATTAAGACCATTCTTACTCCAAAACCATGCAGCTGATGCAAGAGCATACTTAGTACCTACTAAGTCTGGATTAGCCAAGATATCATCTGTAGTAACCGTCTTTGCAAAAGCGGTGTAGTTATCCTTACCAGTAAGTTGTATATACCCACGACCACGGAATTTGTATCCGTCCCCAGAAGCTTCTGGACCATTACCCATTCTATCACCATATACAAGATTGGCAATCTTCTGTGGTTGACGAGCATACGCATTTGCTTTAGGTTCATCTAAAGTCTTATCAGGTCTTGTAAAGTATTTCTTAAAGATTCCCATAAGACCTTTAGCTGAGTAATTAAGATTCTCAGCAGCTATTTTAAACCCACCAGATTCATGACCGCATTGGGCCAGAAAGTGAGCAAGTCGTAGACCAGTATTTACCTGATACTTCTCTATGATATCTGGTATCATAGACAATACATTATCAGGAACGTGTCCTTTAAGACGTTCTAGGTTCATAGAGTACGGTTTTGTTAGTTAGACTAAGCTTGTTTAGGCTTCGGCTTGTAGTATTTCTTCTTCTTTTTTGCTGGAGCTTTTGGAGCTTCTTCTAGAGGAGCGAGATTACCTTTAGGTTTAGCAACCGGTGCAGGTTTAGCAACGACTTCTTTAACTTCCTCTTCTATCTTTGTTAAGATTGCAGGAGCATTATTAGTAGTAATGGATTCTTTTTGTACTGTAGCTACAATACCTAGAATCTGTTTTATGTGAGCAAGAATTTTTTTCATAGTTATCTTAGTTTAATCTTCCAGTAAGAGTTAAATCCGTAGTTAACAGATCCATCAATAGTAGATCCTACGTTTAGCCCAAATAACTGGTCTTTTTTTGTCTTTAACATAGCACCAACTTGAACACCTGTAACACCAAGTGTTTTATTGATACCAATGCCGCCACCCACATATAATTGAGTCTTTGGTATGGCATAGTTATTAATAGTTACCGTCTTGGTAACAAATGGTATTTTGTAATTAGATACAATACTTCTACCCTTAATAGCATTCTGGTTCACTGTATCTAGTATCGCTACATAACCTAACGTATCTATTCTAACCGTATCTCTAAACTCTACAAGAGCCATATACTTCTTTAATAGATCGTTATACTGAATCAGTAGCTTCGGATAGTTCGTATCAGCTATATACTCAGCAGGAGTAGCAATAGTATCATGTAATGTTTTGCCTTTACCAACTAGTGTTTTGTAAATAGTGGTATCATGTACAGACCATGAGGTATCATGAAGTACGGTAGTATCACTCTTTGGTCTTTCAAAACCAGGGATGCTATTACAACCAGTGCGTTGTAATACAACAACCAGTACTAGTACAATAACAACAATAGATAGTAGATTCTTCATAGGTTAGTTATTACTACTCAATTTTCTTTTTACTAAACTTATCCCAGGTGTCCCCACCTATGGCAGCTATGGTCATAATCATCACTGCATTAACAAGGTTATCTGCAGGAGCTATTTCTTTATGAGAGAAGCTATTAGCACACAGGGTAATGCATAAAAACAATGCACCTAAAAAAGCTATAACAGGTTTAATAGATGTAGCTCCACGCTCATCTTTAAATAAATCAATTAACCATTCTTTAAAAGTCATAGTATTAGTTTTTAGTATATAGCTCTTCTTCTTTAGGAAGAATTGCTACGTTTGTAGATAGTTGCGATTTAGGAATACTAGGTATACTAGGAATACTAGCAGAAGAAACTTTGTAGACCTGTCTTTCCAAGTTATCAATACGTGTCTTGTCTATATTGCTTTGAGCCATCAAGGCTTTTACATCAGCTTTGATCTCATTTACATCGTTCCAGATCATAATGCTAACAATAGAAACCAGACTAGGAAATATCCAAGACTTAACGCTTTGTATAGCTGTACTCTCTTTAACCATGGCTTAGATTACTTTGTTGGTTGAAACTCGTATACCAATCCAGCTGGTTTTTTCAAGCTGGCAATCAATGAGTTAGGAATAATATTCCCTCTTTGATCTTTACGAACAAAGTATCTGATACCTGCCTTACGTATATTGGGAGGAGACGTTATAGTATCCTGTGCAGGAATCTCAACGGTCCCTACAGGAACCTTACCATAAGGAGTACTTTGAAGCGTACCAGGAATAGGATAACCCAACTTGTCTACCTGGGCGTAGTATTTTCTAGCCATCGTTAACTATTTATAAATAAAGTAAATCTGAGAATGTATAGACTTTCTATAAACTCTACAATATAATATACGAAATATTGTAGAACTTTCCTACATTTGTGGACAAACCTTCTATATTTTATGAATACAAAAGAATATGCCAAACAGCTGGAGAATAAACTCATAGCTCAGTTTAAAAAACAGTTTTACGACAAGATGGGATATGAACCTATCATTATCACTCAGGTCAAAACCAAGTCTTCTCATTCAGAAATAATCCCCTTGATGAACCTAGAGACCCTTCAAGGTTACTTTGACCCTTTTTTACCGCTTTTTTTTGGCAAAACCGTGCCTTTATCTAGTAAGCTACGTATCCGAGAAATTGTAGAGCTACGCAACATCTACTGCCACCTAGCTAAACAGATGAACTTTTCTTTAAAAACAATCGGTATCTCAATAGGTAATAGAGATCACACTACTGTGATACATAACCTAAACGCATTTTCTAGTCTCATAGAGACCAATGACACCTTCCGTGAAAGATTCCAGATTATTTTAAAACATATAAAATCTAACCATGAGCCATCAACTATGGACGACTCTTATCAAATACAATATGAGTCCCAACCAACTTTATTTTCTTGATTCTTGTAGACATAAGATCAAGCCAACAGCTATCATTGACACTGATAATGAGAGACTTGCTGCCCAACAGCGTGGTCATATTGAACCAGATGGTAAGCTATCTGAAGGAGCTGTATTTATACTAGATGAGTTTGAAACCTTCCTTGTAAAAACAAAGAAAATAGTAGCCTCCGAAGTACTAGGTGATGATGGGTTGGCTAAGATAAAAGAGTACCGATTGATCTTTCCATCAGAAAGACTACCATCAGGAGAGTTTGCCAGAACGAATATACCTGATCTTAAAAAGAAGTTTATATGGTTCTTCAAAACCTATACAGAGTTTGATTGGGATCTAGTACTGAACGCAACAGACTACTATAAGCACTTAAAAGAAAAAGAGGGCTTCAAGTTCATGATGAACAGCAGTTATTTTATTCAAAAGACTGATCCAACTACTAAGATTGCTCGCTCAGCCTTGGCAGATATGTGCCAGAACATACTAGATGATCCCAACTTTTATAATCAAGAATAAAGTTGTAGATTATTATGTAGAACTCTTGGATTTTTCCTTTAAGTTCTATAACTTTACACCCCCTCATTAAATCACACTCCATATGACAGAAAACACACAAGAACTAGAAGTAAAAGAACTATTTGACCAACTGCCTGATGCTCATGAGTTTGAACCACTTAAAGGTGGTCTTAAACTTATTAGCTATCCGCTATTTTCAGCAATCATTGAAAAAATGTCACTTAAAGCTCACCACTATGGCAAGATGGAAGGACTAGATTATGCAGGATCTCTGCTTCAAGAGAGTTTTAAATAATCTAACCACCCCAACATATTTTTTATGAGCACAGAACAAACTAATTACGGACGTAAGTCTTACGTTCAGGTATTACAGAAAGGCTACAACTACATTGTAAAGAGAAGAAACGGTGATATTAAATCACTACGCACACCCTGGCCGGGGTTTAATTCAGCAGGTATAGCAGGACTAGAATGGGGCTCTATGCTCACCATCGGTGCAAGACCCGGTGCTGGTAAAACCATGCTCGTATCTCAGATCTTAAGAGAAGCCCATAGACTAAATCCTACACAAGGTTTTAATGTCTTAGAGTTTCAGTTTGAAATGGGTGATGAGCAATATGCAGCTAGACAGTTTGCAGGTGAAACAGCACAAGACTATGGTGTCATACTTAGTACACAGCGTCAACTAGATGAATTTATTCTTGGACAGATCAACCGATATGTAGAAGAGTGTAAATCTATGGAGCAGCTTGGTATTAAACGTGAGATCATTTCTACACCGCTGAACTCTACAGACATGGAAGAAGCTATCAAGCAGGCCTACTTAGAGAATGGTTCCAAACCGATGATTGTTACTATTGACCACTCTTGGCTTATCAAGAAAGGCAAAAATGACAAAGACAAGTTTGATGTACTCTATAACACTACAGAAATGCTGATGAAGCTAAAGAATCAAATACCTGTTATTGTGGTAATGATTACGCAGCTGAACAGATCTATTGATGAACCAAGTCGTAAGACACCTGGTAGCATCAGTAACTATCCTACTTCCTCTGATATTTTTGGTGGTGACGCTCTTATGCAAGGATCTGATATGGTAGTAGTACTATCTAGACCTTTTAAATCTGATATCAAAGCATACGGTCCTTACTCTTATGAAGTACAAGATGATGATGTATTCATGCATCTTTTAAAAGTTCGTAATGGTAATGAGCAAAGAAGTATTGTCTTTCTAAAAATGGAAGGTAAGCATCAACGTATGATTGAGGTACCAGAACCCAACCAACAAAGACCAGGAGGTAATTATGTTCCCTATATCAACAGAAATGCAGGGGGCAGCAGAAACGTTACCGCTCCTATAGGTAATGAATTATAAAATATTAAATCATGTATACAACAACACAACAAACAGAAAGAAAAATTAGCTATGAAGACTTTAGATCTTTATCTCTTGATGAACAAAAAAGATACAAGACAGAGATTTTAGAAGACATGAGAGACTATCATAGTACGCTAATCAGCAACCTTGGTATTAACCGCAATGACTTCAACATGAAGATGGCCTTTTTTGATAAGAGTGGTCGTCATGTAGTAGGAATCTTTGCATCAGAGTTTAAGAAAGAAAATGGTTTCTACTTTGAAATCATTACTAGAGACTTTCAACCTGATAATGCCAATCGTACGGTATATAAAATACCTAACAATCCTTCTTTTGAAGAAGAGTATGAAATGAATGAAAAAGGTTCTTATCTAGTTCCTTTAGAAGAGTTAAGAGTAGTTAACGCAGTTTCAGTAGCTATTAGCGGACCCTCTGCTATCTTGGAAAAATCCAATGTAACAGCTAAGAATGTAACAGCTTATAAAGCACCTGCTCCTATGGAAGATGCTCCTTACTCTGATATGACTATTAGAGACTTTATGGCTATCCATACAGGTAAAGCAATAAGTACAAAGAACTGGTTGAACGATCTTATAAAATCAATAAAATAACATACACACACATGGCAAACGGTATTCTAATAATTGCAGAGTCAGGATCAGGTAAGTCAACTAGTATCGAGAAACTAGATCCAAAAGAAACTTTCATTATCAATGTGGCCAATAAGCCCCTGCCTTTTAAAGGGTGGAAAAAGAAGTATGTACTATGGAGTAAAGATAATCCTAGTGGTAATCTTTATACAGGTTCATCAGCACAGCAGATAGAAGCCTGCCTTGGGTATGTAAATACAAAGCGTCAGGAAGTCAAGACTATTGTGGTAGATGACTTTCAGTATATGAGTTCCTTTGAGTTCTTTGATAGATCGGATGAGAAAGGTTATGAGAAGTTCACCCAGATAGGTGCTAATCTAGCTCGTATTGCACGTATGCCAAAGGATCTTAGAGATGATCTAACCATTATTTTCCTAACACATGCAGAAGAGTCAACTGATTTAGAAGGCAAACGTAGATTCAAAGCCAAGACCATTGGTAAAATGGTAGATGAGAAGCTTTCACTAGAAGGTCTTTTCTCTATTGTTTTATTCGGTAAAGTAAAGAAAGATAAAGATGGCACTATCCGCTATGTGTTTGAAACATCAAACAATGGTGAGAATACATGTAAGAGTCCAAAAGGTATGTTCCCTTCTTTTGAAATACCCAACGACTTATCCTATGTCAAAGATTCTATCTACGCCTACGAAAACTAGTTAACTATTTTTTAATAACAAAAAACACAGAGTATGTTCAGTACAAACGGACAGGAAGTAAAACAAGGTGGCGGGTCTTCCAAGTCATTTCAATCAGGAGTAGTTTATGCTCACATTTATGATGGTCAGTTAAGAACATCTAACAAAGGCGACAAGAAGGTTTTGGAACTTTATTTAGAAGGTCCAGCTGTTGACGGCTTTGAAGGGTGGCCTATTGACAAAGATAATCCAGATGGACCTAAACATAAGGGTCAGACTGCAAGAGTTAGTGCTACTCTATGGACAGATGAGTTCAACAATACAAACGTATCTCGTAATGAGATTATGTACAAGTTGACAATCATTGCTACCGAACTAGGAATGAGAGAAGAGTTAAACGCTATCTCTGCATCTTCTATTGAAGACTGGGTTAAGCAAGTACTTAACTTGGTGAAAGGACAAAACTTATGGTTCTTCTTAAAAGGTACAGAAGAAGAATACAATGGAAAGACGATTACTAAGTTGTCTTTACCAAAGTACAAGTTCTGTTCTGTTGATGAGGATAAACTAGAAAAGTTTGATAAGAATAATAAGTACCACTTCAAAAGTTTAGTAACTAAATCAGTAGGTCAGTTTGAACCGGCTACTGATGATTTTGAGATGTAATATCAATCTTATGCAAGAGGGGGGCGTTTCTACGTCCCCTTTATTTTTTTCTATCTAAATCCTGCGTTATGTTTAAGACAAAAAATCTAGTTCATGATATTAAAGACGTTCCTACATCATGGACTTTTGAGCACTTTTGCAAACTCAAAGAAAAACTAAACGGGCACGATGTAAAGATCAAGTCTTTGTTTAACACAAAAGAGAAGACAGCTTCTATGTGTATCTATTTTGATGCAAATAAAAAGACGTATAAGTACAAAGATTTCTCATCAGGTCAAGGAGGTTCATCAGTAGATTTAGTAAAAGATTTACATGGACTAACCTACTATCAGTCTTGCAGACTTATTGTTGAGAACTATAATGACTTTGTGTTACATAATAATGGCGGGTATGATTTACAAGAGTTTAAGCAAGCTTCTAAATATAAAGTTGATCATGTAGTATATCGTTCCTGGTCTACCCAGGATCAGTATTTTTGGACCAAGTTTAATATTGGATCTACACTACTCAATCAGTATCATGTTCGTCCCTTAGCGTCTTATACAATGCTTAAAGATGATAAAGAACTAACCATTACCGGACTTTATCTCTATGCTTATCATAAAGCTGATGGTACGATCTATAAGATCTACCAGCCCAAAACCCTAGATAAAAAGTTCATCAAGGTCTCAGACTATATCCAAGGTATGGAACAACTGCAAGGTCATGATGTACTAGTTATCACCTCCTCCCTAAAAGATATCATGGCTATTAAGTCTCTCAAGCTTAACATAGATATCATAGCTCCTGATTCCGAGAACTCCACCATCAAGGATGCTATTATGCAGCCATATATAGAGTCTTATAAAAAGATATTTGTACTCTTTGATAATGATGAACCAGGTATTAAAGCTGCAGAAAAATACAAACAAATCTATCCTTCGCTTATTCCTATCCTACTTACCATGAGTAAAGATCCATCTGACTCTATCAGAGACCATGGACCCAAAGAAGTTCGCAATAGATTAGTCCCACTAATATCCAAATATTTGTAGAACTTATTTATATTTGTAGAACTTAATATCCAACCTATGAATACACCATGGATGTATCGTAATCAAGAGATTACCTGCATAGAAGACCTGCCTAACTATGAGCAGCTTCACGGCTTTGTATACCTTATACAAGATGAAGTGACGCTCAGAAGTTATATAGGTAAGAAGATTCTACACAATACTCGTAAGAAAAAAATAACCCAAAAAGTAAAAAAGGCTACTGGTACACGAAGAACTTATGAACGCAGTATTACTGAGTCCAATTGGAAAGAGTATTATGGTTCATCCAAAGAATTATTACAAGATCTACAAAAGTATGGTAAGAGCAGGTTTAAAAGGACCATCATTGAGCTAGCCTGTACAAAGAAATATTTATCCTACGCTGAAGTAGCGTGGCAGATTAAACTGGACGTATTAAGAAACGACAGTTATAACGGAAACATCCTTGGCCGTTATTATACTAAGGATATGCAAAACTGTTTTTAAAATGGCAACACTAGAAATGCAATATGAAAACTATGTCAGCAAGTTAGAGCAGTTCGACAGGGCTTTAAGTTTTGAAGAGTGGAGATCAAACTATGGTACAGAAGTACTTAGAAGTATGGAAGCTTTACAAACAAAAAAACTAGATGATAACATAGAACACAAGTTTGATGAGCTCATCAAGTTTTTAGAGTATGAAGAAGCTATGACTGTTGACACAAGATCTCAACAAAGAATCACTACTAAACTAATCGAGTTAGGAATATGGCCAAACAGATAACAACAGAAGAAATCATAGCAAAGTATCCTAAGATTTTTCAAGACTATGAAGGTAATCCAGGAAGATGTAATTGGCATGGTGTACCTACCGGTTGGTTACCCATAATAGATGATTTGTGTGGTGCTATACAAGAGTATATAGATTACCACAGTTACTCTATTGATAACCCTGATTATATAGAAGGATTTGTCTATTCCAAGGATGATAAAACAACTTGGAAATACCTACAAAAGCATCCTGATCAAGT